ATTATCTGTTGCCACCATTGTTCTTCTTCATCATCCACATCATTTCCATTCTGAAAACCTAATCTCATAATTCCACCATTTTCTTTTTGAATTCTACTTCCATATTTATCGGCCCAGTCTCTAGCGATTTCTGGTTCATTGGCCCATAAGTATTTTCTTTGTGCTTCTGATTTAAAAGGCATTATCTTCTCCCATCCGCTTGTATATCTAATCTAAACGTTCCAAGTTTCCAGTGTTGTCCGGTACTTGTATTGTCAACCTTTAAAGATATAGCACGTGCACGCGCTCTTGTATCTATTTTTGTTGTAGTAGTTGTTGTTGTAAAAGGCCCTAAAGATGAACTTGCCTGTGAATCCGTTGGATAATTTTTTAAGTTTAATGTCACTCTTGCATCTCCAGTTTGTTGTAAAAAGTCTGGAAGCACTCTTCTAATTTTCATCATGTGTTCACCATCTCCTCTGAGATCTGCTCCACCGCCCTGTGTCGCTGATATATCAAAATCTCCTGATTCAATACTTGCAGAAATTGCTGAAGATGCTCCTGCTTTAATTTGATTAACACCTGTTTCATGTTCATAGTAAATGGTTACTCCATCAGTATTACCAACGGTTGTATCACTGGTTGCACTTGAATCATATTCTGTTGCATGTGGTTTTCCAAATATATGTGAGTCCGACCATGTTGATCTTGCTAAAGAACTTGTAGTCCACACTGGTCTTTCTGGTGTTGAGTCCATATAATTATAAGTAACCGATCTATTATTAGATGCAGCACCACTTCCAGGATAGAACCATGTGACTTCACCAAATAGATTATTTAATCCTGCATAAATATGTTGTTTAGGAACTGTATTAATATCATCATAAACATAGTCTTCAACTAAACACGCTAGAGATTCTAGTTTACCTGTATATCTAAAGAAACCATTCTCCGACATCCAGTAAGCAGAACCATCCACTTCGACGGCTGCATTCTTTCCAATCAATCCACAGTTCGTTCCAACTTGTTGAAATGAAAATACAAAAGGTGCACCCACAAACCTCATAATGAATAAAGATGTATCGGTCCAAATGTAAATTGCATCCCGACCTCTAATCGCTGCAACGATCCGTGTTCCGTCGGCCAGTCTTTGTGTACCAGCGGTATTGGTTGCTGAAGGCGTATACGAAGTTGAAGCATTAATTGATTCTTGATCCGACCATCTTATGTACATATCGTCCTGTGTTGATGTCGTACCAATAGTTGTCTCTGTTCCAATAAATACTAAGTGCCTGTCGGGCGTTGAAACTAGTGTCTGTATCGCTGCAGTTGGTGCATTAGCAACGATAGTTGCTCGAGTAGATGTAGCACTATCTGCATCTGAATTCCATTCAAACGTTGCACCATCAAAAATAGTTGCAATCAATTTATTTCCAAAATTGTCCAGAGACCATAGACCAGGAGCTGTTACAATATCTCCCGTTTGTGATGCACCCCATTTTGTATAATCCGATGCATCGGTAACTGTTGCTCCATCAGAGTGTGATGCAGCTGTTGTATTGTCTGATCCTCTTGTTAAGCCAGATAAAGTATTAGTACCAGTAGTATTCGTTGTATAAGCAATTCGTTCACTATCTATTAAAACCGTTCCTGAAGCAGGCATCGATGCTGAATTATCTAGAACAATACTTGTTGAACCTGAAGTTAATGCTCCATCTAATGTGTCTGTAATTTCTCCAGCAACAGTACCACCCCATAAACCTAGTCCCCAACCAGCAGCTGATTCTTCAACTGCAGGTCCGATTGAATAAAAATGTTGAACTCTTACTCCACCTGAAGTACTAGCTCCTGATCCAGATTCAGCGGATCCCATTTCAATGGTAATCGTCGTTGAAGTTGGAACCGTTGTAACCATAAAATTAGTATCGTCAAAATCAGAAGAACCAAAATCAGAATCAGTAATAGTAGAAAAATTATCCAAACGAACAATGTCATATTTTGTAATGTTATGATCCGATGCAAAAGTAATTGTAACCGTTGCATCACCATTCGTTGTAGTAAATGCACTTGTTAATGTTGTTGTAGCTTTAATAGGAGTAATGTCATAAAATGCTCCTCCAGAATATATATATAAAAATCTATTTGTACCAATGGCTGCGTACTTAATACCACTGGCGTTGACGAAATGATGAAGGGCTGTATTTCTTCCTGTAAGAGTAGCATCTCCTAACTGAGCCCAACCTCCTATTTTTTCAGGTGTGGCATATCTAAAACGAACATAGTCACCACCTATCCATTGGCCCTCGCCTCCAGTTGCTGTGACTTGTTTATTAAATCCTGGTTGTATTCTAATTTTTTGTAGCATAATTATCTCGCGTTACAAGGTACTCCATTTGAATTTATGAATGGTGATTCTGCGAAAGCCATGTAGATAAAAGTATTTCCAGAACCATTATTTTCAGCTGCTGAATTTTTTATTTTAAAACCATTACTTAAAAAATCTTTAGCATCTGATGGATCTTGTTCAGCTGTTGTAGCATTAGGTTTTAAAAGACCATCAACTGGATTGGCTGGTTTTCTTTTATTATCCATTATTTGCCAGTTATCTCCAGACGCACCACTTTCTTTCAAAATAACCATAGCTGGTTTAAATCCTGTATAAATAAATGGTCCATCAGCATTTCCGTTTCCTGTGTATGAACCAAACTTGCTGAAGCCTTGTATTTCTGTCCATGCATAGCAAATCATATTTTTTGTGTTGTAACTTACATGAGATTCTCTACCTAAAGTTATAAGTGTTGATGTAGGTGCGGTATCATTCCATGCTAAATTATAATCAGAAGTAGCATTAGTTCCATGAAGTTGTAAATAATCTGTTTCAGGTGCAGATGTGTTTTTGTGATGATAAACAAACCAAGCCGATTCATCAGCATTTCTAACATGAACCATAAAAACATGAGGAACAGCACCTAAACCATGTCCAATAGTAGAACCATCTGTTTGATTTCCTACATAATCAATAATTGAAAAACCTGAAGTAGTATTTGCGGAAGTTGCTGTTGTATTTATTGAACCAGATGTGTTTGCAGAACCAGTACCATTTGCTTTCCAGCACCATGCTACATAGTCTTCTGAACTTGTATTAACTTTGACATCGGCATCAACTTGAAAACCATCGCTTGTAAAAGAATCTAGTGTATCGGTATCTGTGACTTCGTTAGAACCAACAACATCGCCAAGATTAGAAGTTAAAAGTTTAGTAGCACCTCTTACAGCATCGAAAAGACAATGATTATCAGTCGCATCTCTATTTTTAATCCAGACGAAATCTGGTTGCATATCGGTATCTCCAGGTAAAGTGATTGCATGATCGGCACTTCCATTTCCAGTATAAATAACAGTTTGAAAATATGCTTCTGGATCGTCTATTGTTGTAAAAGCCATTATGTATCTCCTATATTTTTTGAATTTAATGCCAGAAATCCTGATGGTGGTGCGTACTCGAACGCCCCATATCCATTGTCATCTGCCGCATCTGAAGAATTTGCAGCTACTGGATTACCAAAGTTTATTTGAATTCTATCTTCATTACCTATTTCACAGTAAGGAACAACAAAACCACCATCATCTAATTTACCTGATATAGTTATTGAGCCTTGGGATGTGCCATTTTTCCAAAATTCTACTGTTTTAGTTCCACTATCTAAATCTATTGCAGCGCTAACTAGATCATTTGCACTTACAAAAGTATCACCATAACTTGTACCTGTATTATCTATATATTTTTTTCCATCACTGCCTCTATAAACTATACTGGCGGTGTTTGGAGTAGATGTTTGATCAAGATTTCCCCAGCCAACTTTTGTTACATTATCTCCACTTCCTGATAACCATTTTACCTCATAATACCATTTTCCACTAGAGAATGCGTGTGTGCCAGCCATGTGTGTCATGCTCCCAGAAGTGGATAATAGATCTAAATTACCCTCTTTTACTGTTGCTGATCCTGTACCATCATGATCTCTAAATACACTATTATAGACACACCAGTTATTCGTAGGAGTATCCGCTGTCTGGTCAATTGCGGCTAGATTAGTTTCTGCAAAATCATGTGTATTTCCACTTTCATCATCTCCTAAATTTCCACTATCTTCAAAATCTAAATAAAAACCATTCGTACCAAATGTTAATCCTGATACATCTTTCGGTTTCCAAATTGTTGGACTATCAGAATCAAATTCTCCAAATGATGTTGCATCTAGTTGTTGTCCATCAATTAAAACTACTTCAGCTAAATAACCATCTAAGTAGTAATCTAATGAATCATCACTATCTGTGCCTATTCTATGTATTTTATTATTTCCTATATGCCAAGTATTCTCATCATCTACAGCGGCTGTTGCACTAAATGATGTTTCTAAAGTTCCATTAACATAAAGTTTTGTTTGGTTTGTTGCTCCTGAAAGTTCGCTATCACAAGCAATTACCAGATTATACCAAGCACTTGGATCACGAAATCTTCGATTAGTTACAAATGGATTTACTTCTGATGAGTTGCTTCCAGCAAAAAATTGTAATCGATCAGAAGAATCAAATGTAAATCCATCTCTTGTACTATCTCCAGCTGTCAATATTCTTTGATTTACACCTAAATTTGCTCTTTTAACCCAACAACTAAAAGTAAATTTAAAGGCATTTGTTCCAGTATTACTAAAAGCTGTTTTAGTCATATAAGTAGTACTAGTAGTGTCAAACCTACATGAGTTGGCTACTTCATATGCATCATCTGCTGCTGAATTTGCTCCACCTATAAGAAAAGCCATGTTAAGATCCTAATACTGGGAACTTTCCTAATGGTCTTTCCATTACAACAGGATCCCCTTCATCTGCTGTATTTACATACGTGTATAAAGTTTCTATTGCTGGAGTATCTGATGCATTGGTAATTGCAGTTTCCATTTCAGCACACTTAGTCCGTACCGCTGCTCTGTAAGTTGTAATAGCTGATGGTACTGCTGTTCCAGCGTCTGCTTTTCTAACTATGTACCAATCTGTATCTTGTAATATTACAGCAGCTTGAGATTTAATTGTTCTAATTTTTTTTGTTTTTAAACCTTCAATAACGACAACTGGATCTAAATCATTACCATCAGCATCGGTAGCATTTGCATCCGCATGAGCTTTAGCCGTTGCATCACCATAAGTTGCGGTTACTGTTCCTGCATCTGCGTCATAAGTAAAAGTTTGGTTGGTATTAGTATAATAATCTTCGTCTTTTTTCTTAACGTTGTTTTGAATAACTTCAAAAATACCTATGGCATTTCTTTGAGCTTCTGTCCATTTAGAGAATATATCTCTTGGATATTGAATATCTCCAATAGTAAGTCCTCTATTACCACTTAAGTGTTTTGTTATCGATCCGTCTGTTACTAGTGCATACATAATATTAAGCCCTTGTTAAGTTAAGGTTCCTTCCAACTTCTACCCAATGTGAATTATGATATCTAAAGGTAAATAAATCACCCTTGCCTGCCGTTGTTGTAGCCGTCGGGGCTGTTCCCCCTGTAAACTCGAATACGGCGTTCCAGGCAATAGTCCTGCTTCCTGTTCCATCTTGAATACAAAGAATAGAAATATACTGTCCTGTTGTAGGATTTGAAGG